GATCCAACGCCAGCGACAGCAGCGACGCCCCATTCCCGTTGTTGCCGTTCCCGTTGCCCGGGTTGGGGCTGCTCGTCGCCTGGCACGAGTAGTGCGTCGACCCGTCCGCATCCGGCGTGCACTCGTACGTCACACCCGACGAGTCCGTGAACGTCCACCCAGCCGGCGCCGGACCCGCCGGCCCCTGCTCCCCGGTGTCGCCCTTCGCACCCTTATCCCCCTGCGCCCCCGCGGGACCAGCCGGGCCCTGCACGCCAGCAGCCCCCGACGGGCCCACCGCGCCTGGCGAACCAGCCACTCCGGGACTTCCGGGACTTCCGGCCTGCCCTGGTGCCCCGGACGCGCCCGGCGCCCCGGACGGCCCCGGCGACCCCGCAGGGCCAGCCGGCCCGGGGATCGGCACAGGCACCTGCGCCCGCGACGAGAGCGACGGCACGGCCTTCGTCGGGTCTGGTGCTACCGGCGTCTTCCCGGCGGCCTTCACCTGCTGCCGTAGCGCTCGCACGTCCCCTGCGAGCGTTGACACGGCCTGTCCCCGCAGGTTCGCCTCGTTGGCGAGGTCGTGGGCCATGTTGTCGCGGTCGACGAGGAGATAGCACACGGCGACCGCACCGCCGAGGAACAGCAGGATCGCGGTCGCCCACAGTATGTGACGTGCCTGGTGGAACACGGTCTGAGTCCGGGTCACGGTGTCCCCCCGAGCTGCTGCACCAGTAGCCGCAGCCGTGCCACTTCGAGCTTCTCGGCGGCCAGTTCGGCGCGCACGGTCGCGAGGTCGGCGCGTAGCTCTTTGCGCTCCTCCTGCAATTCGTTCGTCAGGCTGCTGAAGCCGTTCACCGCGCTGCCCTCCCGGGCTGCCCTGTTCGCGCCCCGAGTGCCGTACATGGCCGCCGCCGCGGCCACGGGTCCACCGATTAGAGCTGCGATGGCCGTGACCATGGCGGCGTCCATACCACCTCCCAGGGGCGTGCACCGGGCAGTATCAGGCGCCCTGCGGGGGCACGGACACGGCGGGCCCCGGTGTCTTCGCGGTCACCTGGGTGCGGACGAACATCGCCACGGCCACCTGCACGAAGGACAGTACGACTGCTTGCTGATCGGCCGACCAGTGCAGGCCGAACCCGACAGCGAGGGCGAGGGAGGCCTGCGCGAGACCATAGATGGGCGCGGCGAGGGCGTCGTGCGCCATGACCGCGACGACGACGCCGACGGCCGCGGCGGCAACCGCGTTCACAACGGCCTGCTGATCGGCCGTGATACCGACGCCGAACGCGGCGAGCAGCTTCACGGCGACCGCGACGAGCGCGAGCCACGCGGCCGGTTCTCTTCCGAAGATCTTCATGTGGTGTCCGTTCTCGAAGGAGGGGGTGAGGGGTCAGACGTTGGGGACCTGGAGCTTTGCCCACGACGTAGGGCCAGGGGTGCCGTCGGCGTCCGAACCGGAGTAGCCGAGCTTCCGCTGCCACGCGGCGTACGAGGCGACGTCGCCGCTGCCCCACACGTTCTTGCCGGTGGACGACTGGTAGTGGTTGCAGCCGACGGCGACGAGCCGGTCATGCATGGCGGCGATGATCGGGGACGTGCGTCCTGCCACGAAGAACCCGGCGCCGGGGAAGGGCTCGTACTTCGGCGCGGGCGCCCCGGCGAACATCGAGGAGGGCATCGGGCCCGGGTCGACGTGGGAGTTACCCGGGATCTGGTTGTGCCCGTAGTGCCCGCCGCGGTTGAGCCACGTGTCCAGGGAGACGGTGTCGCGGGTGAAGCCGGTCGGCCAGCCGCCGGGCCAGCCGTCGGGGATCCCGAGCGACCGCAGCCACGCGATGATGCTCGGCAGGCCCTTGCACGGCGTCTCCGCCACGCTGTTGTAGCGCTTGCCGTTGACCGTCTCGCCCTCGGTGAACACCGTCTCGATCTGAATGCAGTACTTGCCGGTGCGGTTCGTCTTCAGCGTCCCGTCGTTCTGAAGCGACAGGCTTCGGCTGTCGGCCGGGAACATCTGCGCTATCTGCCCGGTGAACGGGTCCCACAGCAGGTGCGGGGCGACGTCGGCGCCACCGCCGGTGAACCAGCCGTACTCGTTGGCGAAGGTGTGGTCGCTGTCGTTGCTCGTGATGTGCCAGACCGCACGGGCCGGGCCGCCGTCCATCGCTCCGGTGTTGCCGAGGGAATGCTGGGTCGCGCCCGGCATCCAAAGGTCGACCATGATCACAGTCCCTTCGAAGTGGTTTCGGCACCCATATCGAAGGCGTGCCGGATCAGTTGCTCGTGCTGCTCGTGCAGCACGGTCACGTGCTGCTTCAAGGCCTGGACGCGGCCGGCCATGACGTGGTGGTGCAGCCACACCAGCGGCACCCAGATGACGTTCGCCGCCAAGTTGGGCCAGATCTGCGCCCAGGCGCTCATCACAGACCCTTGGCCGTGAGCCAGGCGTGGGCGGCGAGCGCCATCGCCATGTCCGGATCCGCCGGCGTCGGCGTCGGTGTGGGGGTCGGCGTCGGGGCGCCGACGAGCGCAGGCACGGTCACGTCGCCCTGCTGGGACAGCAGCCACGTCAGATCCGCGGTGGTCAGGTAGCCCCAGCCGTTCTGCCCCCAACTGGTGTTCCACGAGTTCGGCACCCAGTACTCACCCGTCGCAGCGTCGAACTTGCTGAGCTCCAACTCGTGACCGCCGGCCACGCCGGACGACTTGGTCACCGGGATCCGGCCGTCGCTCTTGGGGTCGAACATGCTGTTCAGCCACTCGATGCCGATCATCACCGGCCCCGTCTGAAGCGCAGAGTTGAGAGCGTCGAGGCTGAACGCGTGCGTGTAGCCACTCGCGAGACCGAGAGCCTTCAGCGCCTTCCCGACACCGATGCCCGTGGATCCGGTGTCGGTGGGCGGGTACTGGCCGGAGACCCCGTCGAGGATCGTCGCCAGCGAGTACAGCGCGACCGCGAAAGCCTCGTCGAGCGCATGGTCTCCCGCAGTGAACAGGCCGTGCGAAGCCGCCGCTCCGTCCGCCGAGATGGTGACCGTGGTCGACGCGGTCCGGCCGGCCGAATCAGTCCCGAGGACGCCAGTGCCAGCGTTACCCGTGCAGGAGCCGAGGTCGCCCTGGTCCAGGATCGGTATGCGGCGCGTCCACTCCACCGACTTGATGGCGGACTTGGGCAGGACGCCGTGGGCGTACCGCAGCGAGCGCGGGTCGTGCTCGACGTGCCGGCCGAGCCTGTACTCGCGGCCATGGTTCTCGGGGAGGAGGAAGGTGCTCATCGGGGTCCCTTCACGGGTGGCGCAGAATGCGAGACGAAACGGCTCGTCTCGCATCTAGCGTATTCGGCTTGTCTATGCGCCCCCTCAGACGACGGAGCGCCCCCTAGACGTTGGTGATGACCTGCTCGAACTTCTGCGCCACCACGCTGACGATCCCGCTCGTCCCCGCCAGCAGAGTGCGCACCGCGTTCACGACGTCCAACTCGGCCACGACCGGGGTGTCCTGGTTGATCTGGGCGATGTTCACCGAAACGACGCCCTCGCCGCTGGCGTTCTTTCCGGTAACCATGTACTGCGCCATTTCGTCTCCCTATGCGATGCGCTGGGCCTTGAGCCAGCTGTCCGTGTAAAGCGTGGTGTTGATGGCGGTCGATACGGCCTGCGCCCACGTCAGGCCCCACGTGCCGCCAGTGCTCGGGAACCGGCACGTGCCGTAGAGCAAAATGGATTCGGGGTTGGGGACGTTCAGACCGCCGAAAGTGCGGGTGGCGGAGATGTCGGTGTACTCGACTCGCACGGTGTAACCCCAGGTTGACACCAAGTTCTGCTGCGTGCCGCCACCAGCCGTACCGGAGATGACGGTCGTTCCGGTGCCGTAGCCGGTCCACTTTCCCTGCGTGCCTGCGGGCGTGCTGAAGCCGAGGATGATGTCGGCTGCGCCGTCACTGTCGTAGGCGACCCAGCCCTCGAAGACGTACACCGAGTTGGGTTCGGCGGTGAACTGCATGTGGGGGTCGAGGACTTGGGTGGTCGTGGAAATCCGCTGGGTGTCGGACGTCTTCCGGGCCACCTGCGGCTGCATGGACCGGAGCAGTGTCGCGGTGAGCCGCTGCCCGGCAAGCGGTGTCGGATAGGCCTCAGGCACGGGAGCTCCTACAGTCCGAGGATGGTGGGGTTGGCGAGTCGCACGTCTTCACCTGCGGTGTGGGCTTTGACGACGTTGTTGATGGAGCGGATCACGGTGAACGCCTGCGGGCTGGTGATCATGAAGTTGTCGTACTTGATCGACGGGTTCACGTTGGTCGACGACGCCCCGCTGATCGAGCGCACCCCGGACGACTGCGGAGCCGACAGGTCGGTGTCCACAGCGGAGATCTGCCACTCTGGGGTTTCCGGGTCCGTGGCCAGCCAGACCTTCGCCCGCAACAAGCTGTCGACGAGCTTGAACCGCATCCGGTAGAAGGTGTTCGCCACGAACGTCACGTTCGTCATCGTGTACGAGCCCAACGTCGTCTCATTGCTGTTCAACCGCTTCACGAGCAGCAACTGCACAGCGTTCCCGGACGTGAACTTGACCAGCGCGTGGTACAGGTTGTTCGCGTCAACGACCCTTGCGACGAGGCCGCCGTTCAGCGCGTCACCGGTGGCGAGCTGATCCGCTGTGACGTTGATGTACATGTCCAGGCTGGTCGTGGTCGTCGTCAGCAGACAGCGGCGACTCACACCCGCCGAGGCCAGCAGGTGCGCGCCCTGCGAGCCGTTGACGGAGTAGTCCGTCGAGTTGCCACCGCTCGCAGCCCACGTGAACCCTGTGTCCATCGTCCCCCACCCGCTGGACACGGTCCGGGTGAAGGTATCCGTCGCAGCGTCCGCAATGCCGGTCACGCGCATGACCTCGCCACCGACCCGGATGTCGAGCGGGAAGTCGTTCGGGTCCTTCGTCCACAGACCTTCCAACGGCTGGATCGGTTGCACGCCGAACGTCGTCGTCCCCGAACCGAACGACGCGGCCAACTGCGAGCCGTCCGTGTCGATCCGCGCGGTGGTGTCGAGGTAGCCGACGTACGAGTACGGCGAGGCAGGCTGGCAGGTGAACGTGATCTGGTGCATGAAATGCGTGATCGTCTCGGACATGCCGATGACGAGCTGATCGATCGTGTCCGGCGGCAGCCACGCCGGCGGGTTCGTCACCTGGATCCGGTCGCCGAGCCGCATGCCGAGGACCGCGCGCCGCATGTCCGGCGTGATGCTCGGGTGCGCGAGGTTCACCGCGATTGTCGGGAACCGCGCCTCGTCCACTGTGCCGAGGTGGACCCGCCACGCCGCCTGGTCCTGAAGCGTCCCCGCGTCCGTGCTGGCGAGGTTCAGCGTCAGATCTTGCCCGTACGTGCCGACTCCGGCCGGCGGCTGGTCGGTGGACAGGGTGCCGTCGGTCTGTTCGTAGGTCTGGGAGACTCCGGACACGGTGATGGTGATCTTGTTTTGGATGTAGCGGTCGTCCTCGACCGGCGTCGGAATCGCAGCGAGGTTCGCCGACGGGTAGTCCAGGATCAGCACCGGGTCTTGGTTGTACAGGCTCGACCGCGTCCGGTACCCCAGGCCCAGAACACCCGAGTTCTCGTACAGGATGCCGCCGTCTGCCAGCGTGCATTCCTGCAACAGGGACAGCAGGTTCTGCTTTCCCTGTCCGCCCATCGGGACCGTGTCGTCGAGGTTGCCGACCCAGTCCACGGCGATGCCCTGCTCCCCACACAGCCGCTGCACCCTGCGCCCGGCCGCTTCCCCGATCGGATTCAGCCGCACGCCGAGGGCAGCAATGTCCGTGATCGACGTCTCCACCGTGCAGTGCCCCACCGACACCCCGGGCAGGAACGCCGTACCCGCCGGCCCGGAGACCGCGCGAGACGCCGGCCCGAACTGGATCTTCAGGACGCGGGTGAGTTGGGTGGTGAACACGGTGTCGCTCACGGTGTACGTGATCCCGCTGGGGACGTCTTTCAGGCGCAGCGTGCGGCTGATGTTCGCGCCGGATTCCTGGAGCTCCACGGAGACGTAGAGGAGGCGTCCGCGGACGTCCAGCGTGTGCGGGAGTTCGGCGCCGAGGACGGTCCCGTCGTCCGCGCACGTGCGGATGACGAGGCTGTTGTTCGCGTCCGTCGTCGAGTAGTACACCTCCCAGAACTGGGACGCCCCGGCGGAGTAATCCTGCTGGTCGATCGAGCAGACGACTTTGCCGTCCGACAGGCCCGCAGCCGGGATGGAGACGAGGAACCGCACCTGGGTAGCGGACGGGTCCGGATAGGCGGGAATGCTGCCAGACAGGGTGGCGGTGGTGATGTCCGGGAGCGGGTCGGACGCGGCGAACCCGGAGTACGAGGCCAGCGTCGGCACGCCTGTCCACGTCATCGGCGATCCGTTGGTGAGCGCCGAAGCGAGCATCGTGGACCCGGCGGGGTCTTCCATCGGCCAGTACGCAACCACGCTGCTGGGCAGTGGGTTGGTGATCGCGTTGTAGATCACCGACCGGTCCGGCGCCGGGCCCTGCGCGAGGCGCCGCAGGATGCCGTCCGCCGACACCTCCGTCCACACGTCCGACCCGGAGGTGTCCCAGTTCGGAACCCACTCGGAGACTTCGCCCCACTGCCGGTACGACTTGCCGCCGAGACCGTCCGGCACACTGATCCGGATCGGAGTGTTCCGGCCGATGAACCCGAAGTACGGGCCGGTCGGGTTCCGCGGCGAGAACCGGCCGTCGCGGTTGTCGAGCGTCAGCCCCGCCGTGCCCGCCTCAGTCTGGGAGCCCTCGTCACGGATGCCCTTCGTAATGGATATCTGCCCGGAGTCGTCCCGGACCATCGTGTACCCGGTGATGTCCACCCAGGCGCCGGCGACGAACAGCTCGACCAACACCGGCTGATCGTTGGACGCTTCCCCGGACGCGCCGAGCGGGCCGGCCGCGACGCGCATGCGTCGCTGCCAGCCTGCCACCCGAGCTGCGAGGCCACCTCCCGGCATGCGCTACCCCTCACTCGTCCCATAGGTGCCCCCAGTTCTCGCGCCGCATGATGCGGCTGACTTGGGGCTGTTTGACCCCGAACTGAGCGGCGATGGATGCCTGACTGCGCCGGGGTAGGCGCTGTAGCTCGGCAATGATTTGCCGGACTTGGGATTCTGTGAGTTTGGCGTTCTCGTTCGCCTCGCCCTGGGATCTTCGGCTGCGGTTGCGCTCAACCCGGTCTGCGACGTTCTCGGCAAGGGTTCCGACGCGCAGGTGCGCCGGGTTGACGCAGGGCGGGTTGTCGCAGGCGTGGAGGACGTACAGGCCGTCTGGGATCGGCCTGCCGTTGGCAAGTTCCCACGAAAGTCTGTGAGCCTTGACGAACTGCGATGTGCCGTCGGCGTTGCGCCCGGTGAAGACCTTGCCATACCCGCTGACTTCTGCTGCCCCCGTCCACGGCCAACAGTCATCAGGGCCTGACTGGGCCACCTTGGGCCAGAAGCGTTCAACCAGCGGGCGACGCGTGATGCCGCGAGCGCGCGCGGCTGCCGTGGCACGGTGCTCATCCGTACGTATGTAGCTCGTATGACGGCCGCAGGTGCAGCCGGGAGAACATTTCGGCATGTGCCAATTCTAGACCTGACGACGCATGAGTTATGCATCACTCATCCCAAACTACAAAGCAACTCATGTTCACGGCCGCGCCGAACGTCGCGCGGACGCGCAGGAATCGGCTGACGGCGATGATCGGCCGCTCGTCGGGCATCCACTGGTAGTAGTAGTTGATGTCCGTCGCGCCGGCCGTCGGGGGTACGAGGTTGGCGTCGAACGTCCTGGTGGCGGTCGTCGAGCCCTCGACGGTCGCGGTGTAGCCGGTGCCCGAGGTGGACAGCGTCATCAGCGATGCGGGCGCGTTGGGGTCCAGTGGCTGCACGCCGGAGGCGACGTGGGCTGTGACGGTCGCGGCGACGTCGGTCTGAATCAGCTCCACCTGCCCTGCGGATGCGGGGACTGCGTCCAGGGTGAATCCCCAGCTGATGAGCTGGATCTGTCGCGTCGACGGGGTGGCGATCTGAAGCATCGTCTTGATCGACGTGCCAGTCGTTACCTTCTGCTGGGCTGCCGTGGTCGGCATGGGCCCATTCCAGATCTTGTACCGGTGCACAGTTGCCCTCTCTCTACCGGCCGCGCGGCGGCCGAAGTGTCGCCTCGATCGAACCGCGGGCCCGGACCGCCCGCCGGCCCGTGTCCACCCACAGCTCGCCGAAGTCCTTCTCACCGATCCGGACTTGGATCACCAACGGCTGCCCTGATGCCGCCGGCCCGGCTGCGCCGGGTGTGTA